CCGGTGTCTTTGATTGGGGTCTGGTTGACCGTTTCGGTGGCCATCAGATAGCCGACCAGAGCAGAGAAACAAAGCCCGCCAAGGCGCTGCCATGGCTTGAGCTCTTTACGGGCGTAGGCGACCAGCGCGGCGCCCAGCAGGGCACCCATCAGGGCGTTACCGTCTACACCTGGCAGCAAGCTAGCCGCGCCAATGCCCGTGCCTACTACGACGGCGGCGGCTGTGCTGGTGGTTGGTTCCGGCATGTGGTGACCTCCTGTCAGTCCCAAAGGTTGATTGCGGTTTGTTGTTCGGCCTGCTCGCTAACCTCGGGCATGGCGACCAGCTGCCCGGTGGGCAGGATGGGGCCCAAGTCGGCCAGGCCGGGGTTTGCGTTGAGCACGGCCTCGGTCACGCCGGCGGTGCGGCCGTAGTAGCGCCAACAGATGGCGTCTACGGTGTCGCCCTGTACGGCGCGCACGGTGTCCATCAGATCAGCGCCACGGTTGAGCGGCTTTTGCCCAGCAGATCACGAATGGCCCAGCGGGCGTCGCGGCGCAATTCGTCAATGCTGGGGTTCAGCTGGTCGGCGTCTTTGTGGCCGGTGTTGCTGGTGTCATAACTGCGGTAGCGCTCGACCAGCTCAGCGCCGGCGGTGCAGACCACGGCGCGGGTGTAGAGCACAACCAGGCGGCTATTGCTGTTGATTTGCGCGGCGGGCACGTTGGCCAGGCTGGAGTATTGCAGCAGGCGGTCTGCCTTGAACTCGGCCAGCTCGGCGTTGACGCTCAGCATGGCGTTGACCAGGGCGGATTCAAGCCGGGTATCGGTAACAGTGCCGTCCAGGCGCAGCGACTCGCGGGCGGCGTTGGCGTCGATGTCGGGGAACCATCCGTCATTCGTGAGGTTGAAGGGGGTGCCGCTGCCGGTGGCAATGAATGCGCTCATGCTTGGGCCTCAGATCGCCGGTGGGCGAGGCGCTGCAGTGGGGAAAAGGAATAACCCTGCTGCAGCACCCCGCGCCGGCGGGTGCGTGGGGTACGCTCAGGTAGCGGCCGGCGGGGCCGCGTGTTTCTTCAACAGGGATTCGGTTTTCTCCAAATCCTTTTTACCGCCGCAGCTGTCGTGCAGCTTGATGGCGCTGGCCAGATGATCCTTGGCCCGCTCCAGTGCGGCGATGTTGGTGTCGTCGTTGCTGGCACGCACGGCGCGGCCGATGGCCAGGTGCAGCTTGGCGCGCACCTGGTCGGGCATATCGTGCTCTGCGGTCAGCGTCAAAGTGCGCAGCAGGATGTCTACGTCGAACTGCTCGTCAGCCTTGAGCGCGGACAGTGCGGCGTTGGCGATTTCCTCGGCCACCATGGTTGCCGGGGTGCGGCTGAAACGGTCGGGCAGTTTCATGCCGTGGGCGAGGATGTACTCGGCCATATCGAGCGCGCGGGCGTAGTTGGCGGCATCCAGCGTCCAGATCATCAGGGTGGTGATGACGTCATCCTGGGCGCCCTGCCCTGCCGACAGCACGCCGTCGATGTAAGGGGCATAGGTGGGCAACAGTTGCGCCTTGAGCAGCCCTTTTGCCTTCTCCGACTGCACGCTTTTCAGGCGCAAGTGGTCATGCTGGAGCTTGGCGAGGTGCTGCTCGTAAACGGTGGCGTTGGCCATGGTTTGGGTCGGTGCAGCGGCAGCGACCGCGATGGCGGCGCGCTTACGCTGTTGAACCCGTTGTGCTGGTGACAGGGCCACGGGTTATACCTCGGTGATGTTTTCGACCAGGGCGACTTTGGTCAGATCCTCAATGACGTAGGCGTCATTGGAAGACTGATAGTCAGCCACGCGGTTGTACTCGGGCTCGTCCTTGATGTGACGGCGGCGGCCACCTTCCTGCCAGTAGATCGACAGGTTGTTCAGCGAGGTGACCAGCACGGTGCCGTCAGGGAAGTACGGCGCATCGTAGATCGGCAGGCCGCCCAGGCGGGCTTTGGTGACAATCTCGTCTGCGGCCAGCTCTTCCTGGTTGGACGCTGCGCCCTTCTCGACCGCCTTCAACAGCTTGCTGCTCATGAGGTTGCGGGAAACGATAACCACCAGATCCGGGGCGTTTTTGTGCTGCTCGGCCAGCAGGTTTTTGGCATCGGTGACCAGACCGTCCAGGGTCTTGTAGTCGCCGGCAGCGCCGATGGTGACTTCGCCCGATGCGGCGACCACTTCGTCGATCACGCGGTCAGGTGCGCCTGCGCGAATCTTCTGCAGCCAGCCAATATTCACGTCTTCGCCGAGCGGGTTGGCGTCCGAGTCGGTTTCCACTTCGGCAGTGATGCCGTTAAACCCAACCATGATGCGGTCAAGGCCTTGGCGGTGCGCGATGGCGTTGGTCAGGCGTACCTGAAAGTCGTCGAACTTGGCCCACTGATCCAGCAGCTGATAAGCAAATGCCGCGTCAAACTCAGTCAGCTTGCAGACGTAGGTGTCTTTGGTCAGAGCGTGGCGGTCTTTCGGCTGGCGACGGTTGCCCGCACCAGTGTTGGTGCGACTGGCCAGCGGGCCGTTGACATCCAACAGCAGCGCTTCACCGCTCTGATCGTCAACGCCGATGACGTTGATCATCTGCAGCATGGAGTTGGACTCCTGAATCGCTGTTTCAAGCGACTGCTGCACGGTCGGCTCTACGTTGAACTTGTGCACTGCCTCGGCCACGCCGTTGAGCTGTGCAACGTGGCTCAGGTAGCCGTTAAAAATGAGTCGGGTAGTGTTGCGCATGTGATGCTCCGTGCGTGAGTGTGATCAGTGGTGCCGTCGATCAGAAAGTCGCCAGCTGCTTTCCATCGCCGCCGGTCGCTGCCGGGCGCTGGCGGTGCTGGTGGTTGGGTTCGCCTTCGAGTTTGGTTTTCAGTGCGGTGAAATCGGCGCTCAGCTGGTCGAGCGTGGCTTTCAACGCCTGCATGTTGCGCACCTGCTCCATGGCGCTGGCGTGTTCGGCCTGCTGCTTGGCGAAGGTTTGGGCCTGCTCGCCCAGGGCGGTGGCGATCTGGGTGACCGCTTCGTGCAGGTCGCTGAATTGGGCGTCATCCTTGACGGACTTGTCCTTGCTCTTGCCGATAAGGGCGAGAACGGTGTCGGACAGCTTTTTCATGCCGCTGACAGGGTCCTCTACCTCGTCGAATTCGAGTTGCACCTCGACCAGCTCGGAGAACAGGTTCTCGGGGTTCTCTTTGCGCTGCTTGAGCGGGCTGGCGTCGGGGTTTTTGGCGGAAAACTGCAACATTTCAGTGCTAAGGCTGGCCGGGGTGTCGGTCACGCCCAGGCCCATCAGGTAGGCCTTGCCGGTGTCGGCGAACTTCTCGCGCACTTCAATGCTGGTGTAGACCTTCTGGCGCGCCTTGTTCAGGGCGATCAGCTCGGCGGTGGGCTCGATTTGCACATACAGGCCCATGCGCTGCTTGCCGTTGTCGTCGAACTCTTCGGCCTTGACGGCCAGAACGTCGCCGTAGGCCTTGAACGGGCTGTCGGGCAACACACCCCGGATGTGTTCCATCCAGACGCGGGCACCGTATTTGGCCGGCGAGTAGGTGCTCGCCATTTGCTCGATCCAGCTCCGTTCGATGGTGCGGCCGTCAGTGGTCATGCCTTCGGCTGCTACACGGAACCACTTGGATTTGAACTTGCTCATGCTGTGCCCTCGGTCTGATTGCTTTGCCTGGTCTGTTTGGCAGTGCGATGAAGGCATGGTCGGCACCCGGCGCGCGGGCGGCAATCTGGCGGGGTTGTAGGCGATTTGGTTACAACGTGCGGGGCGAGTTAAGGTCGTGGCCGGGCTGCAACATGGCGGGCATGAATACCGCCTTGAACGCCACCAACATGGACAGCCGACGCCTGGGGAAATTTCTCTATTGGCAGGGCTGGCGCGTCACCGAAATTGCCGAGTACGTGGGCGAGAAAGAGCCCACGGTGCACAGCTGGAAAAAACGCGACGCATGGGACAGGGCCGATAACGTCGAGCGGGTCGGTGGTGCACTTGAGGCCCGACTTGTACAACTGATTTTGAAGGATGGCAAGAGCGGCGGCGACTTCAAGGAAATAGACCTATTGCACCGCCAGCTGGAGCGCCAGGCGCGCATTCAACGCTACCAGGGCGGCGGCACCGAAACCGACCTAAACCCCAAAATAGCCAACCGCAACACCGCAGAGCGCAAGCGCAAAGCGCGCAACGACTACAGCGAGGAACAGGCAGAACGGCTGATGGAAGCCTTCCGCGACTCGCTGTTCGAGTACCAGCATGACTGGTTCATGGCTCGGCATGAGCGCACCAGGGCGATTCTGAAAAGCCGGCAGATCGGGGCCACATTCTATTTTGCCCGCGAGGCGTTAATCGACGCGATGGAAACCGGGCGCAATCAGATTTTTCTGAGTGCGTCGAAGAGCCAGGCGCACCTGTTCAAGCAGTACATTCAGGCCTTTGCCCGCGAGGCGGCAGACCTTGAGCTGTCTGGGGATCCTATCGTGCTGCCGAACGGTGCCCATATCTACTTTTTGGGCACCAACGCGCGCACCGCCCAGGGCTACCACGGCAACTTTTACTTTGACGAATTCTTCTGGACGTTCCGGTTTGAAGAGCTCAACAAGGTGGCCAGCGGCATGGCCATGCAGAAGCAATACCGAAAAACCTATTTCAGCACCCCCAGCTCGATGGCGCACCAGGCGTACCCGTTCTGGACGGGCGAGCGCTTCAACAAGCGGAAAGCCAAAAAGGATCGCGTAGACATCGACGTGTCGCACGCTGCGCTGCAGATGGGGCACCGGGGCGAGGACAATATCTGGCGCCAGATTGTGACCATTCTGGATGCCGAGGCGCGCGGCTGCGATCTGTTCGACGTGGAAGAACTGCGCATGGAGTACAGCGCAGAAGCGTTTGAAAACTTGCTGATGTGCCAGTTTGTGGACGACGGCGCGAGCATTTTTCCGCTGGCCATGCTGCAGCCGTGCATGGTCGATACCTGGGACGTTTGGGCAGAGGATTACAAGCCCCACGCCATCCGCCCATTCGGTGATCGCCAGGTGTGGATCGGGTACGACCCGGCAGAGTCCGGCGACAGCGCGGGCTTGATCGTGGTCGCGCCGCCGGCTGTGCCCGGTGGCAAATTCCGGGTGTTGGAGCGGCACCAGTTCCGGGGCATGGACTTTGCCGCCCAGGCCGAATTCATCCGCTCAATCACCAAGCGCTATTGGGTCACCTATATCGGCATCGACGCCACCGGCATGGGCTCGGGCGTGGCGCAGTTGGTGAAACAGTTCTTCCCCAACGTGACCACGTTCAGCTACTCGCCAGAGATCAAAACGCGCCTGGTGCTCAAAGCCTATGACGTGATCAACAAAGGCCGGCTGGAATTCGACGCCGGCTGGACTGACCTGGCGCAATCGCTGATGGCGATCCGCAAAACCATGACCGCCAGCGGACGGCAGTACACCTACACCGCCAGCCGTACCGATGAAATCGGGCACGCGGATCTGGCCTGGGCACTGTTCCACGCCCTGCAAAACGAACCCCTTGAAGGCCAGACCGTGCGCAACACCGGCCGGATCGTCCTTTCTTCCTGATGGAGAACCACCCCATGGATCAGCAAGCAACCGCCGCAACGCCCTCAAAGGCTACCTGTTTCAGCTTCGGCGACCCGATGCCAGTGATGGAAGGGCGCGACATTCTGGATTATGCCGAGTGCTGGTTGAACGGTCGCTGGTATGAGCCGCCTGTCAGCTTTAACGGGCTGGCCAAGGCGTTTCGCGCGGGGATCCACCACAGCAGCGCAATCTATTTCAAACGCAACCTGCTGTCGGGCACCTTCATTCCGCACAAGCACCTCAGCCGCCAGGCGTTCGACCGCTACGCGCTGGAGACGCTGACCTTTGGCAATGGTTACCTGGAGCGCAAGGAATCGCGGATCGGCACCACCATGACGCTGGAACCGATGCTGTCCAAGTACATGCGCGTGGGCAAGGATCCGGGGCAATACTTCATGGTGCACGGCTGGAAAAAGGAACATGAATTCACGGCCGGTTCGGTGTTCCACCTGCTTGAGCCGGACGTTAACCAGGAAATCTACGGCCTACCCGAATACCTCAGCGCCCTGCAGTCAGCCTGGCTGAATGAGGGTGCGACGCTGTTCCGCCGCAAGTATTACAACAACGGCAGTCACGCCGGGTTCATCCTCTACATGACCGACGCGGCGCAAAACGAAGAGGACATCGACGCCTTGCAACTGGCCATGCAGAGCGCCAAGGGGCCGGGCAACTTCCGCAACCTGTTCGTCTACGCCCCGAACGGCAAAAAAGACGGGCTGCAGCTGATCCCGGTCAGCGAGGTGGCGGCCAAGGATGATTTCTTCAACATCAAAAACGTCAGCCGTGATGACCAGCTGGCAGCCCACCGGATCCCGCCCCAACTGATGGGCGTGGTGCCCAGCAACGCCGGCGGATTCGGCAGCATCACCCAGGCCGCCCAGGTGTTCGCAATCAATGAGCTGCAGCCCCTGCAGCGGCGCCTGGCCCAGGTGAACGACTGGCTCGGCGAAGAGGTGGTCAGGTTCAAAGACTACGAAATCCCGAACCTGGGCAACTGATCCAGCTACCCAAAACCAAGGCCGCCCAGCGCGGCCTTTTTTGTGCCCACGCGGTCGAAGATGAAGCCGCTACCAGCCGATAAAGCCCCAGCAAATCATAACATTTCAGGCCTTCAACCACGACCAAAAACGGCCCACAGCCCAGTATTCACGCGGGTTCCAGACGAATGGCACCGCCTGAGCTGGGCGCGCCGGCTGGATCCGCTCGCCTCGACCAGGACAGCCCCACCCCCCCCCCCCCCCCCCCCCCCCCCCACCCCCCCCCC